GCAAGGTAGGCACGTTTGAGGCTAGCAAGGTACCTATGATCCGTGCCCTTGCTAAAAAATACGGGCTAACCTGGGGCGGGGATTGGACTAGAAAAGATGAAATGCACTTTGAGATAGCTTTAAGCCCTGAAAAGGTCAGGGTTTTAATTACTAAGTTAGGAATAGAAAATGCCAACTAGCGCACAAGTAACAGTAACTACTACAGCTACATTATTAGTAGCAGCTAACATTATGGACCAAACCGTATGGCTACATAATCTAGGCGGCGGCGCTGTGTATTTAGGCGATGCCAACGTAACTACAACTAACGGATACAAACTAGATAATGGCGATAAAATGCAGGTGCCTGTAGGTGACAATGAAGGCCTTTACGGTATTACGGCATCATCAAGCCATACGATTGCAGTATTAAGACAAGTCAACTAAGGGGCATTTAAGGAGCAATACAATGCAAGAGCAACTAAAGGCTGCGGCCTTGTCCTACCTACGTGCAGCTCTATCGTGCGTGGGCGCTTTGTATATGTCAGGCATCACAGACCCTAAAGTACTAGCTAATGCTTTTCTAGCTGGGCTTATTGGGCCAGTACTTAAAGCTATAGCACCTAATGAAAAGCAACTTGGAATAGGCGCTAAGTAAGTGTCGCAGGCCCAGGCATACATAGCGGTAGCATTGGGGATTGCTACGCTTTCAGGGCTTATGGCTGGGCTTGTGCGCCATCTTGTTAAGTACTACCTATCCGAGCTTAAGCCTGACGGCAACGGCGGGCATAACCTAGTAGGGCGCGTTGAGCGTATTGAGTTACGCGTGGATAAAATCTATGAAATGTTGCTAGAGGACAGATTATCTAAGTAGAGCGTGTCGCGTTGCCTTTTGTCGGTGGGTAGGTTCATACTTTAACTACACACGCCGGGAGGGCTACCCGGGTAGGTAGCTCATCGGCCTTAACAAAGGGCGAAAAATGAATAGTTTAGACTTGATGGTAGTAGGTATGGTTTGCCTGTTTATGGGCTTATTTATTTATGCAGCTTATGAAATGGGCTACAAAGTAGGCCTAGGTGAAGGTTACCTACGTGGGCGTAATATAGCTAAGGCGCTAAAAGAAGCTGAGGCCAAGCGATGAGTAATTTCTTAGAAGGATACGAGGATGTCAACGCCCGCATTATCAGGGCACGTAAAGAGTTTCCAACTTTGCGCTTAGTTGCATACATAGAGGACATAGATATAACAAAAGGTTATATTCTTGTTAAGGCTGAGGCCTATAAAGAGTACGAGGACCATTTACCTAGCGCGGTTGATTATGCCTTAGAGGTGCGTAGCGACAGAGGCGTAAACCTTCATTTCTGGGTAGAAAACTGTGTGACTTCCGCTTATGGCAGAGTTTTAGGCCTGTTAACACCTGGAGGCATAGCTCGTAGTACTAAGCAAGATATGGAAAAGGTAGAGGCGTTAAGCGCTAAGGATGTAGCGCCAGCCAGCGAGGATTTATGGGCTACAACACCCGTGGCACAAACCATAGAGGCAGTTAAAAATGAGCTAGGCGGCATATACCTACAGGGCAAACCTGAGTGTAAACACGGCGCACGTGTATGGCGTGAAGGATTCTCTACCAAGACAAATAAAAAATGGGGCAATTACAGCTGCATAGAAAAGAGCAAAGCTACACAATGCGAGCCAGTTTGGTATATGCAAACCTCTACAGGTTGGGCGCCTCAGGTATGAGTAGCCAAATGGAGTTAATCAACCTTAAAGCTATGACGGGTAAGCTCTTTATAGATGGTGAAATGGTTGCTGAGTACAAGGTAGAGACGTGCGACAAATGCGCCAGGGTGACACAGCTAGATAAGTTTGGCTATCAAAAAAACTCATATGAAAACATTATATGGTTTTGCAAGGATTGCAGGTAATGACTACCTCTAAATCCGATTGGGATATAGACCTACGCTACGGCCAAGACGGGGAAGAATCCGTACGCCGGCTCCTTACTATGGAGACGGTAGAGGTCAAACGCGATAGGCGCTGGAAAGAGACAGGCAATATATACATAGAGACATCTTGCTACTACGTTAACGAGCGTGGATTTAAGCCTTCAGGCCTATCAGTATCTCAGGCTACGCATTGGGCCTTTGTCCTGGAGGATTTAACGGTAATAGTCTCTAAATCTGACCTCATCAACACCGTAAAAGAGTACGGTAGGAATATAAGCTGCAATATTGAGCCTAACGTCTCTTTTGGCTATCTTATAACTATTGACTCACTACTTAAATGGCAAGTAGAAAAGGCCGAGAGAAATGAGTTTATCTATGGACATTATCCGCTTTGAGTGCCGCAGCTGTAAAAAGATAACAAACCAATTAGAGCGCATAGTTAGCGATAACCTGCCGCCTAACGTAAAGGTCTTACAATGCATTAAATGTAGCAAGATGAGCGTATGCCTATTGGTTGACTATGCCGATGTATGAGTATGAGTGTATTAGCTGCTCAATACGCTTTGAGGTGCAGCGCTCTATACACGATGTAAATATACCTAAGTGCTGTGGCTTTGATATGCGCCGTATCTATGACCCAGTAGGTGCCATATTCAAGGGTACTGGATGGGGTAAAGATGCTTAATAGTTATCCACAGGAGTTATCCACAGGTAGTAATAACTGTGCAGACACGCCCAAGACTACGCTTAATATTGCATCTCGTTTGACATCGCTGGTACGCTGGTACCGCGCAGGCGAGCCGCTGAGGCGTAGCTCAGCCAAGCGCTATCAGCTAACGCCACACTTATGCTTACTAGTAAGCGCATTAGTAACAATGAATATAACAACAGCAACTGCATACAACCCAAACGTAGAGAGCTATAAACTCTATGCTCATATGAAGCTATTAGATGATAAGGCCTATAGGTGCCTAGTAACGCTATGGCGTTTAGAAAGTAATTGGAACCCTAAAGCTAAGAATCCTAAGAGTAGTGCGTTTGGTATTCCACAGCTATTAAAGATGACTGAGACTAATCCATATAAACAGATAGACTTAGGGCTTAAGTACATTACTTATCATAGGATTTATAAAGGTGATACTTGTAAAGCCTTAGATAGACATAAGAGAGTAGGTCATTACTAATGGCTACTAGACGTGGTGACCCACGCTCTCAGCGTAAGTACAAAGCCGTTAGGTTGCAGGTCTTATCTAGAGATAACCACACTTGCTTTTACTGTAATGCTGAGGCAGATACAGTTGACCATATTGTGCCAGTATCTAAAAGTGATGATAAATCTGAAGCTTACAACCCTAACAACCTAGTGGCCTGTTGCAAGCGTTGTAACAGCTCACGTGGTAATAAGTCACAGGCTGTTTTTTTAGCCCATAAGGCTACCCCCCCTGTCTTTTCGTCCTCTTTTTCCCCAAAAGTGGTTGAAACGGTTCACGTAGGCCCTATGACCCGCGGTTTACAGCGGGGCTAGACGATTGCTAACCGAAGTTAAACAGCCCTTACGAGGGGCAACTCATCCACGGCTTAACACGCCCTGGCTCGATACAAAATCACGCATAGATGAGATAGTTTCGCTAGCTGAATCTATCGGCCAGCCCCTGCTCGATTGGCAGCGACTAATCCTTACCGATATGTGCGCCGTTGACGATGAAAATATGTTTATAAAAAAGTCTGCGTTATTTGTGTGTGCAAGGCAGTCCGGGAAAAGTCATATGATGCGGATGCGCGTACTGGCAGGCCTATTCTGTTTTGGTGAGCGCAATATCCTAATAATGTCCTCTCAACGGCAGATGGCCTCTAAGTCGTTAGAGATAATGGCAGGCATTATTGAGCGCACCCCACACCTCTTAGCCCAGGTCAAAGGTGGCAACATAGACAAGGCATATAAGCGCACTAATGGTAATGAGCGCATAATCTTAGAAAATGGAGCTGAGGTTAAAGTAGTTGCAGCTACTACTGACTCAGCGCGTGGACTTAGTGCCGATTGTGTTTGGGTAGATGAGTTACGCGAGTGCGGAGTAGAGGCCCTAGATGCCGTTAAGTCAACTACGCTCACACGTCCTAATAGCCAGCGCTTTTACACTAGCAACGCGGGCCATAAAGAGAGTCACGTGCTAAATGAGATGCGCGAGCGCTCGCTAAGCAAGCCGCCTAAGTCAGTTGGTTATTACGAGTACAGCGCTCCGGATAACTGTGACATATGGGATAGAGCTAACTGGGCTATGGCAAACCCGTCTTTAGGAACGCTAATTTCTGAGGAGGCGATTGAGGAAATAATCGCAACGAGTACACACGCAGCTGTAATGACCGAGACATTGTGCAAATGGATAGGAACAGACACTAGCCCCTGGACACCTGGAAGCTGGGAGGAGTGCGCCGATACGTCTCTTATTATGGCGCCAGGTATGTACACAATGTTTGCTTTTGATATTGAGCCACACGCAGGCCGCCACGCCTCACTTGTAGCAGGGGCCGTTATGCCCGATGGGCGCATAGGCCTTAGCCTTGTTAAAACGTGGGAATCTGACCGAGCGATTGACCAACTAAAAATAGCAGCTGACATAAAGACCTATTGCGATGAGTGGCTACCTAAGCTTGTATTGTTCGACAAGTTTACAGGCCAGCATATTGCCGACAGGCTCCATAATGCCG